ATATATATTCCGCATTTGTAACTTGCGGGAAGACGTTCATTTTAATATCCTCTGCCATATTCTTACATTTTAGGGGCGTCATTTCTACTACAAAAATCAGCCCAATTTAACAATTAACTATTATCTCGTTTTTGTAAATTAAAAATCATATTTTTCCGTAGTATCTCGCGAATTCAAAAGGTCTCCTAACATCCAGATAACGGTCTATCTCTTCATTGGATTTTGCCTCCATCTCGAACGCTGAATTTCCATACGATATTTTATTCCCATCCGCTCCATGTATACCTTTGAAAGAATGGTAAACACGAGAAACGGCATATTCCAGTCCATATTGCAAATAGAACCACAACGGACACAACAAATACATCCATACGTTGAACCCGGTAACGGACATGACAAGCGTCAACAGAACCATCGAAGCAATCATGCATTCCTCCCACTGTCTTACATGAATAGCTTCATGGTTAAGAACGCGTGTTTTCATTTCCGCCTTGCTTTTCTTGGTAAAGACGAAACAGCCTAAAGTAATGGTGCTGTAGCCCTGCCACAACATCCACTTTGCTAATTTACTTTTATAAAATACTCTCATAGCATTTATTTATTAGGATAAGATTTAGTTACCACATTATTTTTTAAAAAGCTTATTCCATTTGTATTTATCATGACATCATAAAAGTCATTGCCATCATTCTCTGATACATTTATTAGCTGAGGTCTTATTAAAACAGTATATCTTGGATTTCCGGAAACATACTCGATTAATTTCATACGGGGATATGTACTACCACCTTCACCGATGAAATCTATAGTTCCCGCCAACAGATTATCGGAGCCGTACATTCTAAGACTGTTCGTAGCTGAATCAATCACAATACGCTTTCCGTTCATAGAGGTGGATACCTTGCCGGTTATTTCTATGTCCCCGTTTTCTTTAATAACAAAGGAGTTATTGGGCGACTTGATATTTTTAAAAGTACCGCCTGTCGCATTGACTTCTCCGGTTATTTCCGCATTTTCTGCATGTACTTTTCCGTCTTCAGTAACCCGGAAGGGGGCATCATCAGGAGTAGAACTACCTGCCCACATCCGTATCTTTTCACCGGATTGGGAACCGCTAAGGCCGGCAGTCACCGTCCCGTCATCCTTTCTAATACGAAGTTCGTTCCCCTGCATGAATTCTATCATCGCATTTTTAGCAACAATAAGCGATGTGAATATGGCTGCCGTATTAAGTCCGAACTCTTCCCAATACGTACTGTTTCCCGGCGCATTTCCCCCGCTACTTATATGCGTCACCCGGCACTTGTATGCCCGCCAACCAGTCTCCGTACCGTTATCCCTGACCAGTGCCACATCGACGTACCGTGTACCGCCAGCCAGTGACTCATCGTTACGCCACTCTACTCCGGACACCCATTCGGCCTTGCGGAGTATACATCCCTGCAGGCCGTTCTCCCCGTTTTCCACCACCATGTCGTACTCTTCGGAGTTGTACTCGCCGGTCAGTATGTAGCCATAGGTCTTTCCACCGTCCTGCGTCTGGAGTATACGTCTTCCGTCCTTGGTGGTAACCGTCCACATGGGTGGATTTGACGTTCCGTTTCTAACCTTGCATAAAAACACCTTTCCACCCATTTTCACCAGTCCAAGGTAAGGTGTCTTAAGGCCGGTATGCCATTTTCCGTGGTTACTGACCGAAATGCCATCCTGTCCCGGTGCTCCGTCCACGCCGTCCCTGCCCGGTGCACCATCCGTTCCGTCCTTACCAGGAGCACCGTCCTGACCGTCCCTTCCCGGAGCGCCATCCTGACCGTTCTTGCCATCAGTTCCGTCCGTTCCCGGTTTCACTTGTAGCAACCAGTCCGAATTTCCTTCTGCAGGTTCAGATGCACTGCCGCTCTCGCTTACACACAGCCAAATGCCGCCATCATGGGAAACCCGGTCATAAAAGGCATAATTTTCACCGGATGCCCACTCTCCACGGTCATTGGCCGTATATACCGGCGTACCGTCAGGTTTCAGCTGCCGTACCGTACCGGTAAAGTACACGCTGTTCAGATACATGGAGTATCCCGTCATATCCAGACCGTGTACGTTCAGGTTTGAGAGGTCGCCCGACTGCATTGCGATGTTGGCGGCCGATATTTCCCAGGTATTCTGGTTACGGAGCATGCGGCTGTAGGTGCGTGTCTCATATACGGATGTCTGACGGTCGGGGTTGGTGAAATTGCCATAACATGAGAAATGCATGTACTTCTGCGGATGCAGCGTTGTTCCCGGACGCAGGGAATAACGGAATGTGCCGTTATCCTCACCTGAGACTCCGGTAATACGGAAGTATGCCGTTCCGAAACCGGCAAAACGGAAATTGCCCTTACTATCGTCCGAATCCTCGGTGGCATTCATCGTCTCATCCTCGAAATGGATGATTCCCATGCTTATATCGTCCGCCGCAACAGCTCCCATTTCCCCGGCTTCCAGCTTGAGATGCACGGTGCCGGTGGAAAGCGGATTTCCCTCATTGTCCGTATCCGCCACCACACTCTCCACAATGCCGACACCCGGCGTGCGCCATTTGATGCCAGCATACACTTCCACACGGTTACGTCTGAGTTCCGGTACCTCAAGCCATTCCCAAAGCCGCAAGCCCCGCATTTCACCGTTGCCGTTCTCATCTATCTTGGCGCCAAATCCGGCCAGTCCGGAAGCGAACCCTTCCTTACCGAATACTGCGCCTGCCAGAAAGGAAACAAGAAAGGAGGTCCTATCCGGACCGATCTTGCTGATGGCACGCCGGGTTATCTCCTTTATCGCCCGTAAGGCTGAAAACACGTTGTATTCGCTGGCCTCACGGTTGTCCCATGATTTAAGCACCTCGATAACCGAGCGGTCCAGCAGCCCGCCGACAACGTACTGCAATCCGTTCAGGTTACTTTCCAGGCTGCGTTTCCAGCCCTTGCCGACTCGGTTCGTGCATTCAACGGCCGCCATGGAAAGGTTTTCCAGCTTGCGTGTAACCTTTGTCATGCGTGTATCCCGGTAACCGCTGCCGGGGAAATACTCTTCGCTGAGCAGCCTTACCGACTGTCCCAGCCGCAGAGGGACGGAGTGCTTCTCAATATAGGTGTAATCGGTATCGCCGCCGTACTTGGTGGTGTCTTCGCTGTATGACGAGAGAAAGTCATCAACGGCCGCCTTGTAATCCTGCTCGGCCTGTTTTTCGTAAGCTTCGGGCATACGGAAATTCCAGGGGATATATTTGTCACCAGCATGCGGTATAAGGTTTCCCCCGGGCAATTGCGTATCTTCATCCGGGTAGGTATTGATGATTTCCCATTCCTTGCTTTCCGAATGATAGTTTGCCTCGAAATCACGCCCGTTCAGCTCACCGCTCTGGAAAGACAATTGTTTGACAAGTCCCGCAATCTCATAATCACATGGGTCAAACTCCATACCTTCGTCCTTGAAATAATAGACTGTAAAGGGTTTGCCGTCATTCCCGGTCCTTTCCTGTGAACGTACGGAGGACACAGTTCCCGTATAATGAGGAAAGATACCCGCAAAGGCATCCTCTTCCACATGTTCATACAGTCCGTAGTCCGTATTTCTGTCCACATACTTGGCGCGATCGGGCAGTTGCAGACGGGAGAAACCGTAGCGGCTTCGGTCTATATTCCTGGTACTTCCCAGCGGAATAAGCCGGGTGAAGAATTTTACGTCATCGCTATTCTCCGTTTGTGTAAGTGAGGCAAGGCCCTGCATGTATCCCAGTTCCACACGTTCCCCGCGCTCACAACGGCACAGGTTGATATAGAAGCCGTCCGACCACCATTCGGTCGAAAAGGTCTCGGCCATGGATGCCAGTGCGTCCCAGCAGGTGGTATTGTTATACTCTATATTTCCGTCCGGTGCATCTATCACGTCACCGATACGCCAGCGTTCCTCACCGTAAATACGGTTCATGTTGTCCACCCATTTCTGCAGGTGCTCCCGGGGACTGCCGTCAAGGCTGAACTGCGGCTCATACTGACCGTCAGTCAGGTGGAGGTATATCACTTGCTGGGCGTCATGTATGGGAGCATAGAATTTCACGGAATAGCGGTATTCCTGGCTGTTCTTTTTCCTGGGCTTGTACTCTTTCTTCACACTGAACCTCACACCCTCCAGTGTTATGTAGTCATTCACCTGCAGTGGCACACAGGCCGGAACCGTAAAGGAGAGCGAGAGCGCATTCTCACTCATCAACTCAAGGTTCCATGTTGAGGACGAAGTGACCGGGACCGTCAGCTTCAGTCCGCCGGATTGATTATAGATTTTGAGTTCCATTCGAGCAGTCTTTAAACATCATTTAAAAGGGTTCCGGTTTCGGTTCCCTGAACTTCATTTTCCATCTGGCTACGGTACTTCCGTCAAAAGCATCGGTCAGGATATCGGCCGGTGTGGCGGACTTGTAGTAAAGCCTGTATTCTATGGATATCCCTTTTACCCGGAGGGTTACCCAGCCTTGTATGAGCGCCTGCATCAGGGCAAGCCGCCTTGCCTCACATCCGGAAAGTGAAGGGGCGTATACAGCCAGATACAGTGTAAGGTCGCGGGGCTTGCAGCGTGGAAGCGGGAGCTGCTGCGGCAATTCCTCACCGTTACGCTCCCTGAAATCCACAGCCGTATATTCCTTCATCTCGGGCGGTTTGAGCAGTTCGGTCACGTTCGTACTGTCTTCCGGCCTGTCCTCGCAGAGGAAGGCCGAATACTCCGTCCAGGCATCCTTGCCGTTAATCACCATATATCCTGTCAGGTCGTACATCATGACACTTCTATTCCATTGTTTCTAAAATATTCCATAATCTCGTTGATACTTTCCAGATACCGGCAGTAGGCTGTATTCTCAGTAATGCTGACGAGCAGGTCGTGGTCTTCCTTCCTTGATTTGGCGAGCTCTTCCAGAAGTTTGTGCATGCCGCTGGCATGATCCTGCAAGGAAGTAAACAGCCCTTCCAGAAGTGTGCCCTGTTCCTGTGTCATGGCAGTGAAGGCTCCGCTGCGTCCGGACTGTGAGCTTGCCGGATCACCCTTCCAGCCGAATATCTCCTTCATCGCGTCACGTTCAGCCAGCGCATCATTCACTATCGAATCCCAGGAATCCTTCAGCATGTCATGTTCCGTCTGGCTCAGCACGCCCGCGGCTTCGGTGGTAACTTTATACCTATTACGTCCGCGTCTGCCCTGGCCCGTCCGCCATTCCGTCTTCTCCTCCATGGCTTCGGCGAACGAGTCATACCACTTCCTAAGGCGTTCATTGTAGCTTTCCGAAAGCATGCTGTTCAGCATGGCCCTCTGCATGTACTTCTCGAAGTTGTCGGCAAAGTCCGCCGTACTGCTGTCCATATCCATGAGCATGTCCAGAAAGCTGCTGCGCACGCTCTCGAAGGAGATGCCCGTCATGGCTTCCTTGCGCGTCTCCTGCACCTCCTGCCATGCCTCCTCGCTCTCGATGACCTGTTCCAGATATTTGCGTGTATCCTCATGCAGTTCGCTCCAGAAGCCGGTGGCTTCATCACGCAGCTTTACCAGCTTTTCGTAACTCAGGTCAAAGAGGCCGGTCATGCGGCCGTCGGATACCTTGTAAAAGTCATTTCCCAATACCTGGCGCGCCTGGTCCCAGGCTGTGGAGGATATGCTTTCCCTCTGTTTCGTTCCATGGGAAGCTTTGGAACCGATGCCGAGAAACCCCTTGCTCGCCCCGGCATTCAGGTAAGCCTTTCCCATTTCGCGGGCATATTCTCCCTGTTGTTGCAGGAGCTCGCCGGCTTTCTTGTAGGAATTATTGGCATTCGCCAGCGTATCGGTCTCCATGGATGCCACCAGTTCCTTTTGTTTGGCGATGACTTTGTCAAGCACCGCCATATAGCTTTCATAACGCTCCTTTGCCTGCTGGTAACGTCTTTCGGAACGCTGGCCGCCCCAATCCGTACCGAAAAGGCTGCCCAATGTCTTGACAAAACCACCGGCTGTATTCACCACGCCGCTTATCATGCCGCCGATGTCACCCGAAAGCATGGAGTTCGCAAATTGGCTGATACCTTCCGACATGGTATTGAAACCCTCTATCACCCGCTTGGCATTCTCGTCCACCGACACTCCGAACCCTTCCAGCATACTGACGACATCATCGGCCGCCTGTGTGTAGGATGACATTTCGCCCGCAACCCCCTGCAGGCTCTGAGCCATTGCCGTACGTTTCCTGCGGCGGTTTTCCTGGGCCTCAGTCAGTTTCTTCTCCGCCTGTTCCTGTGTCAGCAGTCCGGTGACGAGCTTGCCCGTCTCATCCCTGTACAGACCGGTGATAACCTTTCCGCCCGCCATGACGGTGTTCAGATCCTCCTGCGCCTTTTGGACAGTTTCCTGGGCCTTGGCGTATTCATCCATAGACCGTTTCAGTTCCCGGAAGGGCTTGCGGTCGGCAAGCTTCAGGTCAATATTCGTCAGTGCGTCCTGCAGCTGCTTCAAGTCCGAGGGGCGTAATTCTTTGGCCGCCCCGCTGATGTATTCCTTCAGCTTGTCGCGAAGTGCGGAGAGCGACTCCGTACTTTGAGTGTCCAGATTGCCGAATACGTCGGCGAGGTTGACGGTCTTCTTGAACTCCCCGAAATCAAGCTCTTTCAGTTCGTCCTCGCGCCGTCTTTTCAGCATGGCCTTTTCACCTTCGGTTTCGGCTGCGGCAATCTTCAGGGCATAATCCTGTGTGATTGCCAGCCGTTTCTCCTGGTAGCTGCCGTACTCCCTGTTGTAGTCTATCCACGCCTGCCGGTCCTTTTCCCGGAACTGCTTCTCCTCGTCGTAGACATCCTGCATATACTGCACGCCGGCAACCACACGCTGTGAGGAAGCGTCCTGCCTTATCCGGTCAGCCTCCCCGGGGGCTATCGGATTGCCGGCCTTTTTCGATTTCTCCAGCCTGGAGAGCAGCTCCCGTTCTTCCTTGTCGATGGCGGCAAGCGTCTGCTCGTATTCCTGACGGAGCAGTGCCTTGCGTTTGGCGCTGCCTTCCGCCATCAGGGCGATACGGGCATCCTCCAGCTTACGTTGTGCACGCAGGCGGGCATCGGAAAGAGCATCCTGATAGTCGGAAGCATTCCTGCCACCGTCCTTGTTTTTCTTTCCCGTAATGGTTTCCAGCTTTTTCTCCTCGGCTTCTATTACTTTCATGGCCGCCTCATAATCCTCCTTGTTTGTGAGTTTCTTCAGCGCCTTGCGTTTCTCCGCTATGCTGTTTTCCAATTCTTCCACCGAACCGGAAACTACGGTATTGATATTTGTTCCCTCCTTGATACGGGCGGCTTTATCCTGAAACTCTTCCGCACGTTTGAGGGCATCCTCTTCCGCATCATAGATGTCCTTGAGCTTTTTGTTGTAAGCTACGGAAGCAGGGTCGCTACCGAACTGGTTGGTGGAACCTCCGCCGAAGAACTTGTGGATTTTACCGCCGGCACCGAACCATGGACGGTGGGATTCCGCACCTTCCGCTTTCAGCTTGTCGGCCTTATCGCTCTCCTCTACGGCCTTGTCAAGCCATTTCCGGGCCTTCTGTTCCAGTACGAGCACCTCGATATAGTCGGAACTCTTTTTCATAAGCGTATCGTACCATTCGCTCAATGTCTGGTAGTAGCCGAACGTTTCGCCGTATGTACGGTTGAGTTCGGTTACCTTTTTGCGTTCCTCCTCCTTGCTTCCCTTGAACTCCTTTACGGACTTGATTACCCTGTCCATCTCAAACCGGCTTTTCACGAATGTGGCATTCGCCTCTTTTTCCACCTCATAGGTTTCCCGCATGGATTCACGCAGTTCATCCATAGCGTTTTTCCCGCCAAAGAGCCCCTTTATCCATTCTCCTATTTCTTTACCGTATACCACCGTCAGCGTAATAAGCGCGGCCAGTGCCGTTTGCGGGGAGAACAGCGAAGCTGCCACCTGTTTCCATACCGGGGTCGCCTTCTTTCCTGCGGCCGTCATGAGCTCGTATTCCTTGCGAGCATTGCTCACGGCGTCCGTAAACATCGGGATGTTGTTGGATATGGCCAGGAAGAACATCTGCGGCCCCATGGCCAGCGAGGGAAGCTCCCGGGCGATCTGTGCCATGGTCATTCTGACCTGGTTCAGCTTCGGTGCCGGGTCATGCGCCACAAGGGGCGTCTCGCCGGCCTGTCTCTTGGCGGCCTCGTATGCCTTTATCTCATCCTTCAGGCCGCCGATGACACCTTTGAGCGCCTGTATGTCGGCGAGTTCCCTGTCACCGGCAAGGCCCTGCTTCTGCAGCTGCCTGTACTGTCTCTCCAGCTGCTTGAGCTCGCCCTGCAGACGTTCGACCATCTGCCTGTTGAAGCTCTCCAGGGCGGCTATGTTGCCCTCGGCCGACTTCATGCCGGCAAGCGTCCTGTCATCCAGAAATATTTCAAGCTTGATAGGCTGCATTTCTTATAGCGGTTTATTATGTGACAAACAGTTTTCATTCCTCTTCCTCCATGCTCCTGAAGAACTCCAGGGGCGACATGTTTTCCGGGGTACCGCCGCTGCGGGCGGACATCTCCCGGGAAAGTTCGGCGGGCGTCTTTCTGCGTGCGGGAATATGCCTGGGACAGTCCCGCCACATCAGCATGAGCGTCGGATAGTTCACCCCGTGCAGGATATACCTTATGCTCCAGCCCGTATCGCGGGCTATCTGTCCTATCAGTCCGAACGGGCTATGTGAAGGCTCCATATAGCCCTTTAACTCCCGTTCTATCCTTTTCCGTGGCTCAGCAGGGGCGACATCGGGTTGATTGTCTCCGCCAATCTGATAATATTTCCGAAAGGGACAGTACCAAACATGCGCACGACTATTATCCAGGCTTCCTCAAGGGCGGCCGGGTGCATCCAGTGCCGGAGCATCCAGGCTACGGGGCGGTTCAGCAACGGGGAGAGGATACGCCCCCGGACGATACCGCAGGCCACCATGCGGCTCACGCCCACCCCGTGGCGGGTGATGAACTCCACTTTCTGCTCGAAGTCATATTCCTTCACCTCGTCATACCGGACTCCCAGTTTCAGGTACATCCGGCCGATATTCAGCAGGCTCGCATAAGTGGGGACACGCATCACCCAACGGATATGCCTTCCGCCGGGAAGGCGCAAGGGAAGCGAGATGCCCCCGTCCTGCATTACCCTTTCCGAGAGGATTTCCATTTCAAGGCGCTCCATACGCGTCAGGCTTCTTCAGACGGTTTCGGTTTGCCGGTTTCAGGATCGATGCCGGGGGCGAATATCTTCATCCGCTTGCCGTTCTCATCCTTCATAACCTCGATGTTGAGCTGGACGGAGAGTACGCCCTGGGAGTTCACGCCGCCGCCGAAGTCATTGCCGGTGACTTTCGCCTTGTAAAGGCGGATGGTATGGCCGCTGTCACAGACAATATCCATGACACCCGTCTTCTCCCATTTCTCGGGCGGCTCCCAGTTGCCCTGGTCATCCTTGCTCCCTCCGATTGTATTCACAAGGTTTTCAGCCGACATGTCAATCAGGTTGCCCGTAAAGGCCTTCTTTCCCGGATTGCTCGTGATTGTCGCCACAGGGCCGTCCTTTACCTGGGCGGCGTAGATGTCCACCTGGGTAGCGGCGGTACCCGCAGGGGTGACTCCCTGTTCGTCGAACCAGCCGATTTCAAGGCCGCAGAATTTGACCTGCGACATTCCGAATATTAATTTATCCATGTTTATTCCAAGTTTAAGGGTTAATAAATCGCCGTCTGAGTATTCCCAGCAGAAGGGCGGCGACGGCCGTACGCCCGATCCATATCTGGAACCACTGGAAGCCGGTAGGTTCATGTACCGTTTCAGGTGGTGGTTTCTCCTTCTCCCTGAAAAGCTCGTTACGGATGCGTATGTTCTCTTCGGTAAGGATGAGTATCTGCCGGGCCAGGCTGTCGCAGGCAGCCGTCACTTCCAGGCTGTCTTCCGATATGCGGGTGACATTCACCGTAGCCTGCCCGCTGCGGCGGCTAAAGCCTGTGCCCACCGGAATCAGTTCCAGCATATCCGTCGGGAATTTCGTCTTCGCCATGCTGGGCGGAACAGGCTGCTGCAGGAGAGCGAACCCGCTTCTGCCCGAGAGGCTGTCTTTTTGGCTGTGCTCGTTCCGCACCAATGGCTCCGGACTTCTGCAGCTCGCCACGGATAGGGCAGTCAGCATAATGCCGGCAAGTAGAAGCCCTCTGAATGGTACGGTTAAGTTCCCGCACTGCCTTGTAGAGTTTAATATTCTCATTCTGTAAGTCTATTAATGTTCCTGACAGGTTGTCGTACATTTCCTTATAGGCGTCGTTCCGCTCCTTGGCGGCGAGTACCTTGTTGTTCTCCCGATGTCTCAGCCATGCCCAGAGGGAACCGGCAATGCCGCTCGGCACAAGCCATTGGAGAATCTGCATTATCAGGTCTGAATTCATGGCTGGAAATCATTAAGGGTTATCAATCATCAGAGCAGTTCCCATCCCGCTTCCACGTCCGCCGTTACTGCCGGCACTCCGTTTTCCACCTGTGAGATGGCGGCGGCAAAAGCGCACATGGTTACCCGGTCGTTCACATCGGGCACATACGTGTTCGGAACCTGCATCTCCCGGCACACCCGGCTGATATAGCCGGAAGTGTTGTTTTCCACAGGAGGCGCCCAGCGGTTGATGAAGTCCGCTATCGTACGGCAGCCGTTGTTACGGCGGTAGTTCTGTAGTAACTTTATCAGGGCACGATAACCGTAGGCCATCGTACGGAACTGGCAGAAAGACCTGTCACGCGAGGGGCGGATTTCCCCCTGCCACACAGTACGTGACAGGCGGATGTTACCCGGATTATTGTTGCGTAAACCTCGTGCTGCCATCATTCTCCGATTTCTGAGGTTCCGATACTGATGTAAGCATTTCCGTCATACATCAACGTAGTCACTTTGCTTGCCGCACAGGCAACCTTGCCGATGGTCTGGGCATTGGTGCTGGCATTCCTGACGATGAGCAACGAACCGGCCTGCACCCGGGTGTCCAGTTCAAAAGTGGTTGCTGCGGTTTCGGCGGCAATATCCACTATTTGCGGATTGCAGTCGTGCACCAGCGACTTACCTTCAGTTTTACGGGTTACAGCGACCGGGAACGGTATCTGTACACAGCGGTCACCTTCTTCTGTATAGGGGGCGAAGAAGTCAAAGCTTCTCCGCGATTTCATATTGATATAGCTCATTGTTCTTTAATTTTTAGGGTTAGGATTTCTTGGTGGTAAACATGGCACCCAGATACTTGCCTGTAATAGGCAATGCGATGCCGCGCATATTGAAGCCCAGGACATCACCACGGTATTCCGGATCATTCAGGCGGTAGTACATGTCCTCCATGCTCTTGGCACGACAAACTGCATCACGGTACCATACTGTGGAGGCGATAGCGTCCGTATCGCGGACAGGAGCACCCCATTCCACCTTCTCACCCGTAGTACCGTTGTATTTAGGCACCATGGAAGTGACGTGAATTTTGAAGCCGAACATGGAACCGGTAGAGAAGAACGTCTTGAACATCTCCAGGTCTTGAAGCTGCAAGTCGGTAGCATGGTACGGATGCAGTGCCAGGATACGCCCTTCTTTTGGAACCAGCATCATGTCGAGCTGGGTGGAGAGCGCCAGAACCTTTTCATAGGTCATGGCCACATAACCGGTACCCTGTTTGCTGGCATTGCCGTCGTTGATTTTTATAACCGGGGTAGTTTCACTATCCTTCTTGGGCGCCCAGTTGTAGATGGCCAGCTCGGAAAACTGCATCTGCAGTGACTTCTGGTGTCCGGCGGCCACGCTTCTACGTTTTTCGGCGGATTCTTCGATTTCGATGGCGTTGATATGTACGGTGTTTTCCGTATCGAAACGTTTCATCGGAATCTTGTAGGGTTTGTCACCACGGGCGACTACCGGTATCGGATATACCTCATTGTCGATGAATACTCTGGGGTCGATACCCGCTTCCTGCAGGTTCAGGTACTCGTTATCGGTCCACATGCTGAAATCACGCGAGTCGGAAACGAACGAGGTTTCCGGATAGAACTTCTCGATAATCTCGGGAATCCAGATTTCCTTGTTAAGGCCCTCCGCCAGGCAGCCGGTAAGTTGCAACGGAACCAGCGAAAGCCCCATCTGGATGCCGAACATCAGGTTGTGGTCGATGCCGATACTCTGGGCAAACAAGCCTGAAGTGGCGAAATTGAACAGCAACGCTGTGAGCAGTGAAAAGATGAATTTTGTCTTCATTGTCTTTTTATCTTTATGTTTATAAAATGATTATTCCGGGTATTTACCGTAGGCTTCACGGAACTTCTCCCGGTAGAGGTCCCTGTCCTTTTTAAGTTCCTTGAGCATATCCTTCTCCAGGATCTCCTTGAAAGACATGTCTGCCAGCTGCACGTTTCCTCCGGCCTTTCCCCCAGTCTGTACCTGGGAACTGACGGACTGACGTACGGAAATGGAACTGAGGCGTACTTCGGCCTTTGCAAAATCAACGGCAAAGTCCTCCAGCCAACTGTCACGTCCTTTGGCGTCAATGCGCCCGTCTTTCACTGCCGCGTCCACCAGTGCGACGGCTTTCTGTTTATTGGCTTCCTTCTCCTTCGTCTCAAAGGCTGTCACACGTTCCTGCAGTGTCTGTTTTTCGCTCTTGAGCGTGGCGTTCTCGACCTGCAGGTTGTCACGCAGGGTAATCAAGTCCTGTACGGCTTCCCGGACAGCCTGGTCGGATGCGGAATCCGACAGTTTCAACATCTGTGTCAAATAACTCATATTGTTCTCTCTTTTATGGTTAATACTGAATTCCTTATCCATCAGCCTGACAAGCGCCTGCCTGTCAGACAAGTCTATACGTTTGTTTGTCGCGCGGTCATACATGGCAAGGGCATTGTGGTTGGAACCTATGGGGCAGACAGACACCTCCCGCATGGTCCACCTTGTGGCGGTGGGTCCCGTCTGTCCCGGAAGTTTCAATGCGGGATCATCGCTGATCTCTTCAGGCGGCCAGGTGCCGATACTGGCCATGCGCAGGAAGTCGCGCTCCACCTTGCCGGCTATCGTACGTCCTTTTTCGTCTTCCTCGTCGAATACAACGTCCACCAGAATCCTGCCGTCCTCCACACGCACGTTCTCACCGCGCCCTATCGGGGTTTCCCAGTCATTATGGTTATAGAGTACCACGGGATTCTTTTTGAATTCTTCCAGGTTGGCCCCCGAAGTCAGCATGCGGAAACCGTAAGTGTTTACGGATTCGTCATGTACACAGAATGTATATGCTTTGCCCATTGCTTTTCTCATTTTGTTTGCTGCAAAATTCAGGGATAAAAAGAAGGTGTGCAAATCGCCCTGTAACAGTTTCCTACCGAGTGGAAACTGTTTACCTGTAGACGGAAACTGTTGCAGGCGGATTATTTTAATCGGTATGCGCTGCCTAACTTTGTACTGTAATAATCAAGAGAATAAATATGTCCAAGACACTAACGAATCAACAGAAAAAGGACTGGGCGAAGATGCTCTACATGCAGGGAGAACTGCAAAGCAGGCAGATAGCCGAAAAGGTGGGTGTCAGCCCTGTCACCATGAGTAAGTGGAGCAAGGAGGGTAACTGGGAAATGCTGCGGGCGGCCGTCACCACCACGCGGGAGGAACAGATACGCAATCTCTACATGCAGATAGCGGAAATGAACAAGGCCATAGCCGAGCGTGGTGACAAGTATGCCACTTCCGCCGAAGCCGACACCATCAACAAACTCTCCGCCGCCATCGCCAAAATGGAAGGGGACTACGGCATAGCCGATATCATCAGCGTGAGCAAACAGATCCTTTTCTGGCTGCGCAAGCGTGACCCGCAGAAGGCAATCGAACTGAGTTATTATTTTGACGAATTTGTAAAGGAGAAATTAAGGTAACGCCATGGCAAAAAAGAGACTGACAGGAAACAACAGGACACTCTCCGACGACTGGGAAGAAACCCTGAGGCAGATACGTACACAGACCGCCGTAGACTTCACCATGACCGGAGAAGAAAAGGCAAGGAAATTGCGCGAACTGGAAGCGGACCCTGTAGCATGGGCGAAGTTCATGTTTTACAGATATGCCAAATACGAGTTTGCAGGATTCCAGAAGAAAGCCATCAGGCGCATCATCGGGCATTCCGACGGGAACTGGTACGAAGTGCTGAGCTGGGCGCGTGAGCTGGCAAAGTCCACCATCGTGATGTTCATCGTGCTGTACCTGGTCATCGTGAAGAAAAACAAGCGGTGCGTCATCATGACCTCGGCGACCAATGACGGCGCAAGGAAGCTGCTGAACCAGTACCGGGCGCAGTTCGAGGCGAACGAGCGGCTGAAATATTTCTACGGCAACCTCATCGGTGACAAATGGACGGAGGACTATTTCACCCTCAGCACCCGCGTGTCGTTCATGGCGATGGGCTGGGGACAGTCACCGCGCGGAGTCAAAATGGACGAGGTACGCCCGGACGTATTGCTCATGGATGACTACGATACCGACGAGGAATGCCGCAATCCGGAGATAGTGAACAACAAATGGAACTGGTTCGAGCAGGCGCTGTTCTTCACCCGCTCCATCAGCGAGGCGCTGCTTACCGTCTGGACGGGGAACGTCATCGCAAAGGACTGCTGCGTCTCACGTGCAGGTAACAAGGCAAGGGAACTGGCAGCAAGGGAGAAGCCTATCGGAAACTGGGATATCATCAATATACGCATGGTGGATATCAATAATCCCGATCCGCAGGCGGATTACCAGTTCGGAACGTCCGTATGGCCGGAAAAGAACACTGAGGAGACGATAGACGAGGTGCTGGCACAGGTGAGCCTCGCCAGCGGGCAGAAGGAGTGTTTCAATAATCCGGTGGTGGAGGGTTCCTACTTCAAGGAGATACGCTGGGGAGAATGCCCGCCCATAGGCAAGCTCAAATATATTGTCAGTTACGGGGACCCGGCACCGAGCAACACCACCGGCAAGAAGGCGAAGAAGAACTCCTTCAAGGCGAATTTTCTCATGGGGCTATACGAGGGAACGCTGTATGTATATACCGGATATCTGCGGCATGTCACCAACGACGAGTTCGTGAACTGGTATTACTATCAGCGGGACTACGTAAGGGAAAGGACGCAGCAGAGGAACTACATAGAGAATAACAAACTGCAGGATCCGTTCTACCAGCAGGTATTCGTTCCTCTTTTCCTTGCAAAAGGGAAGGAAAAAGGACATTACATCAGTATCTCACCCGACGGGCGTGACAAACCCGACAAATTCGTGCGTATAGAAGGGAACCTGGAACCGTTGAACAGGGCGGGAAGGCTCGTTTTCAACATACGGGAGAAGGACAATCCGGACATGCAGCGGCTGGAGGAACAGTTCAGGCTGTTCGACGACGGACTGCCGGCACCGGCAGACGGACCGGATGCCATTGAAGGGGGATATTACATGTGCCAGCAGCTGAACGCCCACATGGAAGCCGGAAGTTACTGGATAGGAAGACGCCCCCATAACAAAAAAAGAATGTGACAAACCATTAAAAATAAAAATATATGGCTTATTTGGAAGTAGAGGAAATGACAACCCACATCTATGAGGAGGATATGGATACCATCAGCCATGGCGATGATGCGGCGATGATGTCGGCCATAGACGCCGCCATAGAGGAGGTACAGGGATATCTTACCAAGTACGATACAGGAAAGATATTCGCCGCCAGGGGAAAGGAACGCAATCCCATATTGCTGCTCTTTGTAAAGGATATAGCCGCCTGGCACTTCTGTAATATCTGTAACGCCGGAGTGGATATTGAAATGCGCGAAAAGCGCTACGATCGTGCCATTGAATGGCTCAGGAACAATCAGAACAGGCAGAACCCGAACCTGCCGGCAGCACCGGAGCAGCCGGGACGGCAAGAGTGCAGGTGCTGCGGGGAAATAGCATTCGGAAGCAACAGGAAACGTGACAACCACTTTTAAACGGAAACTTTATGACAAACAGGAAAAGGAAAGAACGGCAGGAAAAACCTGTGTCCAGGAAGGCCGTAACACCGGTATACAATCAGATACTGGTGCAGCCCGTGCACAGGGGAATAAACGACATAGGCACATGGAAAAGTGCGCTCAGGGCGGCTGACATGGGGCTGCGCAGCAAACTGTACGACCTGTATGAGGACATACTCATGGACGGGACTGTGACGGATGCCATCGGCAAACGTATAGAGGCGATAACCGACTGCGATATTAACTTTACGGTAAACAGGAAGGAAGTACCACGGATAACGGAACTCATAGATACTGTGGAGTTCGAGAACCAGCTGAAAGAGATCATGTGGAGCCTTTTCTGGGGAATATCCGTAGACGAATATTCTTTCGTGAACGGGTTCGACTTCAACAGCATACCGCGCAAGCACATACGTCCCAAAGAGAAGCTGATACTGCGGCGCCAGTACGATACGGACGGGATCAGTTACAGCGATGACGGTATGATCATACAGTGGGGAGAGGATAATGACCTTGGGCTCTTGCTGAAAGTGGCTCCCTATGTGATATACAAGCGCGGGGGATTCGGGGACTGGGCACAGTTCGTGGAACTCTTCGGGATGCCGCAGCGCATAGGAAAGTACAACAGCATGGACGAACAAAGCAGGAGGCTTCTCATACAGGCATTCGAGGAAGCGGGATCGGCACCGTACATTGTCATCCCGAAAGAGAGTGACGTGGAACAGACGACACTCAGCGGAAGCAGCAACGGGGCGCTCTATAACGATTTCCGCAATGCCTGCAACGAGGAGATACTCATAACCGTACTGGGACAGACCATGACCACCAAAGACGGTGCGTCGCTCTCGCAGAGCAAGGTACATCTGGAAGTGCAGGAGAAGAAACACCGCAGCGACCGGCGTTTTGTCATACGCATGCTGAACAAATACCTTGTACCGCTGCTTGAAAGCAGGGGATATCCGGTACATGGCGGAAAGTTCTCATTCGTGGACAAGAAGGACGAGCTTACCGTAAGTGACCTAAAAACGCTCTCTACGATGATTCCTATTCCCCGCAGTTACGGCTATGAGAAATACGGCATCCCCGAACCGAAGGACGGGGAGGAAGTGTTCATGGGGGCACCAGCCGATACGGGAAATGATGACCGGCCGGCCAAAGCGGTAAAACCACAGGTCAGGAATGGTACACCCGTAGGAACGGTGGAGAATGCCGATGAACGTACGCTTTGGGAAAGGATAAAATCTTTTTTCGTGGCGGCCCCGCATCCGGGCGGGGCTGGCATAATCCGCATGAGTGATACCTCCCCCCTGGATGAAAGGCTCATCGCTGCCGTATGGAACGGTGAACTGGCAGGTTTCAGTCCGGAGCTTTTCCGGTTCTTTGCCGAAGACTTTTTAAAGGCTGTTCGAACGGCATTTGAAGAAGGACCGAGAAATGCCGATGTGGACGTGGCCTACAAGTTGTCGGATGACCTGTTCCGTATGGCGATGGAGCAGAACCTGTTCCATTTCTCCGCTGCCAAGACGCTGGCGGAAATACAGGAACTGAACAGGCTCTTCCGGGAAAGCGGAAACTTTGGTGAGTTTCACCGCAGGGCAAAGGAAACCACCGAAGTGTTTAACAAGACCTGGCAGAGGACGGAATACGAAACGGCGGTGCTCACAGCCGAAGGTATGTCTACCTACCGGAAATTGCGGACCAGGAAAAAGGTATATCCTTTCTGGGAGTACCTGACGGTGAATGACGGCAGGGTACGTGAGGAACACATGAAGCTTCATGGGGTCATCCTGCCCGAAAATGACCCGCGATGGAACAAAATATACCCGCCGAACGGTTGGGCCTGCAGGTGCCTCGTGACCGGACGGATGAAGCACCAGGTAAAGGTCGATCTTGAAGAGATGCGCCGGCGTGTGGACGGCTTCCTGAAAACGGCCGAATGGAAAAAGGCCGAGGCGCAAGGCTGGGGAGTGAACCGTTGTGACTCGGCACAGGTATTCACAGCCGACCAGATGTACATCCGCAAGTTCCCGCAGCAGGCATCGTCCTATCTGAAGGACATGACCGCCGAACGCTGGAACCTGCCCGGGGTACAGGCCATGAAGAGGGACGCTTCAGGAAATATCCCTGTCAGTGGGCGGAGTGAACAGGAGGTATGGGAAACATACGCCGAAGACGGAAGAATCGTACTGACGGATTATGATGGCCGGAAAGTCATTGTCGAGAAAAAACAGTTCGACAGCCATACTGCAGGCAAGGGACGGGACAACCGCATAAGATACTGGGATGCCATGCTGGAAACCCTGCACGCCCCGGACGAGGTGTGGCTCAATGATGAGATAAAGCATGATCTGCTTGATACCTATTGCCTGTTGAAATACTACAGGGATGAGGCACTGGCCGTAAACTACCGGATAGAAGGGGAAAAGCTGGTGCTGAAGACCTGGTATGTCATGCAGACACGCACACCGGGAAACCGGAAAGTAAACCTTAAAAAGGAGATATGGGACAAACGCCGCAGGGGGCTGCTGATAAAAAAGCGTCGGAGCGCATCCTCGCGTCCGTCCGAACCGTAAAGGTGGAACGATGCCGTCGTTCCTCCGCCCGTTCGGATTGGATGGCCGGTGTTGCACTCCTTCTTGGGGCTGATCCTGCCTGGCGCTGTCGATTCTCAGACCTTGCAAATCCCCCTTGCACCCCCGGGGTGTTGGATGCGTGTTGTCTCCCCGTCAGGACAGGACTTCGATGCAAATATAACCATTTTAAAATGTAAAGCAATGGATTTCAGCAAGGAATTGGAACAAAGGGTGAAAGAAGCCATAGAGGCGGTACCCGAAGCGGTGGCTTCCACTGCAAAACGGTACTTCCTGGAACGTTTCTCGGAAAAGGCGTTCGACGGGGAACCATGGAAGCCATGGGGTAAAAGATACAAGCCCGGAAAGGGGACACTGCTTGTACAGAGTGGAGCCCTGCGTAAGAGTATCGACGTTGACGAGATCAACGCCCGCAGGGTGGTCATTACCGCCGGTGGTGACAGGGTGCCTTATGCACGTGCCCATAACGAGGGATTCTCCGGCAGCGTAGTGGTAAGAAGCCATGAACGTGTGTCCAAAAAAGGGAAGCCGTACGTGGTGAAACAGCACACCCGGAAAATGCTGGTACCCCGCCGCCGGTTCATGGGAGAAAGCCATGAATTGGAAACACTCATAAAAAAAGATGTGGAACAACTGTTTAAAAATACAATGGAACGATGAAAAAAGAAATCTTGAAAACAGTAATGGAACGTATTCGTGAAAAAGTGCCGGAACTGCGCTGGGTGGATGCTGACGAAGGGCAGCTGGATTTCCAGGACAGCCGGCCGCCTGTGGCATTCCCGTGCTGCCTGGTGGAACTCAGCTATCCGGGAGCGGAAAACATGTCGGCGGCACATCCCGGAATGCAGCGTGTACAGGTTTCCCTGGAGCTGAAAATCGGCTTTAACGACTGTGCCTCGTTCAATGTGAACAAGCCACTGCAGGTGCAGGAGACGGCTTTCGCAAGGCTCGATATGGTAGAAGCGCTGCATAGGGCGGTACAGGGATTCAAAATGGAGAACTGCGCCAAATCATTCAGAAGAGCGCGGTGCAGACCGCAGAAGAGACCGGACGGGCTCAAAGTCTATGAGGTTGTATATACAGCCGATTTTATAGACAATATATAAGGTTACCATTTCCAGCTGGGAAACATACGGCGGAGCTGGCGGACAGTGGCATGGGTGCTGCAGAGCCATTCGAAGAAGTCGGCGCATTCAAGCCAGGCGTTGTTGATGGTACGCTCGTCGACGAAGAACTCGTTTTCCGCGAGGATGATCATCACGTCGTCAAGACGGCGGCGCATAATCTCGCGCCAGTAGTACAGGCGGGCGGTCATCACACGGTTACGCAGGCGGATACGCTCGCCGCGACTCGCAGCGCTGCGACGCAACGGAGTGCTTGAAAGTTTGCCGCACCGTTCGTTGAAACCGAGCTTGCCGCATGGAAAAAGTTCTAACTGACTGCCCATATCCTGAAAAATGAATTGTAACCCCTGAATACTCTGAAAACCTGATACAAAGATACGTAGTATGACACATATATGCAACAAAGAACGCCATATCAAATATTACGGCGCTTTCTAAGGCGGGAAAATAAAGCAGCCGTTACAAGATTACTTGCAGCGGCTGCACTTCCTTACAGGGCTTAAACGGCACTGTCTCACTCTGTCTGTTGATAATAACCGCAATACCCGTCCTCATGTATATTCAGGTCTATAAAAGGAATCAGGCAGCATTTGGATATATTGTCTAAACTCATGGTACGATAATAATATTTACAGTTACCGCATTGCCTCGCTTCTTCACGATATTCCATACGTTTAAGCAACTCGGTTCGGAGCTCAGGGTCCGTCAATTTGAAATCTTTCTCTCTGTCCATAATTTTTATTTTTTTCTGTTATCTGTAGAATATAAATTTATGTTCTACGTAGACACATTTGTTTTCCCTGCAGTATTTCTCGACAGCTTTACGTGTCTTGAATATCTTCTCTTTGCCGTCCTTGTCCTTGACGGACGTCATACCAAGTTCCTCACTGACTTTCAGAGGAACGAAAAATGTTTCGGTCATAAATCGTTTCATTGCCTTTTGTCTTTATCGTTCATATTATTTGCCGCATAACACCCTAAAACCTTCTTATAGGATATGATACTGACAATACTGTCGCTGTCATGCTCCACAAGGATGGTCCATTGCCCGGTTCTGCCGTCATTGAACACGTCCATCCGGACCGGACGGCTACGGGGATACTTTTCATTCATCATCATTATCCTGTGCTCAATATCGCATTTTAGTGCCAGGAGCGAACTCTCGTCCTCTATCAGGTGGTGCTCAAATTGCTGCACGTATATCTGCAGCTCACGGCCTTTCCTGTTAACGTTTGCGTAGGTTTTGATGTAGTCTATAAAATAACTCATAATTTACTCCTTTCTTTATCTGTCATTTTCTGAAATATATCATCAATCAATCCTTTAATCTCACAGACATAGCTTTCCATGTTCCATCCTTCCAACCGGCACACCAGCAAGTCAAACTCTATTTCCTGGAGCAACTTTACTTTGAAGCTCTCGCGGGCAAAGGCGTTTACCCTTTGACGTACCTCCCGGCTGATCATCGGGCCCTCTTTGGGCTCTTTGCCCTTGGGGACGGATTCTCTTGCGGGAGGGTGGTTGGCTGTCATACTGTCAACGGGAACACCCGAAGCTTTTACAAGGATTCTTATTCCACCGTTTAAAATACTTCTCCCGTTCGTATAGAAATCATATCCGGACAGGGGCGAACCGGTATGTCTGTCAATGGAGAAACCTTCAGAAGGTTCATCGTAAAGCACCCAGCCCATGTACTTATTCATATTCTATTTGGTTTTAAATCAATCGCCTTCCATCCCGTTCACGAATTTCCGGTACTCCAGTTCCGTTTTGGCAAGGTTTATCAGCGTGTTCACACCCTGGAATACCTGCTTTGCCTGGCTGACATGCTCCGGAGAGGATTTGACATTCTCAATCTGCTGGAGTACCGTATCACGGAGCTTTTGGATGATACCGGGGTTCACCGTTGATACTGCATCCAGCCGTTTGTTGGCAAGTACGATGACTTGTGTCGTAACGGGTTTGAACTGTTCCAATTTAGCCGGAAGATTGATGTAATTGAAGACAAGCGTCTTGCCGTTGTTCAGGTAGATTTCCACCTCATCGCCGTCATCACCGGTTCCCTCGCAGTAACCCAGTACGACGACCTCTTCATTCCTGTACAGGTATGGCTTGTTCACCATTCCCTGCAGACGTTCGAGTGTATTCATTATTGATTGTTTATTGGTTGGTTATTGATTGTTCGATTCATTGATAGCCCTTGAAAGGCGCCCCTTCAGATATACGAGTTCCTTTACCTCTTCGGGCAGGTTGTGCAGGCTATTACGCTGCATGAGCTCGGCATTGCTGATACATTCCAGGTTCTCAAGTGTGCAGTTCAGCGTATTGCCGTCGCGGAAAACGATATTGTAGCCTTTCGGAACCGGGCCATGCGCCTGTTGCCATAACAGCACATGCTTTGGTATCCATTTCCCCAAAGAGATACGCACATAAACGTACCGGTGTCCGTTTTTGTCTTTACGGATACTCTCGGCACCGTCATAAAGCGTATTGTCGGGCATGTGCCCTTTTTTAAACATGGTGGCCGAAACTTTAGCATATACCCCGGCATTCATTTTCCTGCCTTTGTTGGCCGGCACGTGCCCCTTTGGAAAACGGTGTGCCGTTCCACTGTCGGCAAGCTGCCTTGACATCTCACTCCGCAGTTTTTTCAAATACTCCGGAGACTTCTTGAGTCCAGACGGTCGGCAAGGTTGTAAACGGAAGCGGCCGATATTCCAAAGAGACGGGCTATTTCTTTTGTTGAGCAGTGAGGGTACAACCGGGTAATTTCAGTTTTCTCGGCCTCTGTGTAGATATGCTTTTTCATGATTGCTATGGTTTTGAAAGTTATTTTACCGTATACAGCCTGCAGCCTGTCTTCTCCTTTGCCCTTAAAAGGAAACTGGCGGCTTCATCGCTGTCGACCACCAGCCTGATGGCGGTAAGGCCCTCTGTCTTGGGCTTTTGCAGAAGAAGTGGGCAGGGCTGGCCGTAGTAGTTCCAGTAGAAGATGAATTCGCCCAGATGGAAGTTGTCTATTTGGACGATATATTTTATCGGGATGCGCGGTGTCATATCTCCTGCTTTTTGCTGAAACAGGCTTTCACCTCCCCGTCCGGAACCCATTCCACTGTAACGATACCTTTTACATGTCCGGTTCCTCCACATTTCGGACAGGGTATCTTTACCCGTTCATGGATAATTTCAGGATTCCAGAACCAGCCGTTACCGTGACAGTAACCACAGGCATACCCTGTATAGTAGCCTATGGTTTCTTTACCGGTACCGAAGTTCGGGGAACTGAGCACCAATATATCTTTCTTCTCACTCATGCTTCGATATAATAGGTTTGGACAATCATGTGGTTACGGAAGATATGTATCACTGTCCTGCCTTCATCCTGCCGTAGTTCGGTTTCCACAAAGCTGCGGCGGATGTCTCCTTTTTCCATTAACGAACGGATTTCAGCGTCGATGAATGATTTCAGGTTACGGAAATCCTGCTCATTTCCCTTCAGTCCGGTGGCATCCAGCTGGCTGACGGCCAGCTGGAGCTTGAGAAGCCAGAGCGGCTTGTCATTGGGGATGCTTGACTTGTAAGTTATCTTTGCCATCATTCTTTCTTAATTTTGTTTTTAGTTTCATAAACAGCATGACTCTATCCCATAATATCAGATAGGCACTCCAATAATCTTGGAAGCTAAAATAGTACCAGCTCATTTGTATATACCATATAGGCAAATAAACAATGAATATGGCTAACCATAAAGGAGATAGTATCCATCTAATTATTAGTCTGAGTTCACTCATTACTTTATTATTTTGAATAAAGGGCGCATCCGAATAAAACTAAAGTGTCAAATTTTAAAATTATTGCAGAAATGGATACGCCCTTTCGTTTTTTATTCTTAATTTTGATATTGTCAAATTTTAAATTCTATTGCCTATGAAATTAACTCAAGAACAGCTTAACAAGCTGTCAAGCAAATTAAAAATTGCTCCATCATGTCCTAACTGTGGATTTAATGGACAAATGAGCTTACAACCAGATGAATACCAGCTAACATCAGTTGAGCATTCGGGAAGTTCCTACAATATAGGAGGTCCAATGTCATTCATGCCATTAGCTGGAGTTTTATGCCCTCAATGTGGGTATGTTAGATTATTCAATCTAAAGATTTTGGGCATTGTCTGATACGGAATTTACTGTTCCATTATCAGAAATTGAAAAAATGGTTGATTCATCAGTTAGCTGATTCTCTACAAGTCTGCACTGATGAATTACCTCTTCAATATCCTCCTTTGTTTTTATTCCGATAGCTTCTATGCTAAATAAATATTCATGCTTCTTTTCTTGTCCTTCAATTATTAAAGCCTGATTCTCTTTCTTAGTTATAAGTCTCATAATATACTACGCTTACCTATACAGCATTAGGTTCAAGTTTTATCAGTTTTGAATTACTGTTTAAATTCCGGTAAAATACCGAGGTATAAGTACTCTTCGTTATAGGAAGTTTCAAGTTTCTCTCTTACAATGTTGCAAGCAACTTGAAAGCCAGCCATATAATCTACTTGAGAAATAGTTCTACCTGAATATTTCTCCGCCATTTCAAATACTTCTTTTTTATTCATTACCATTTTTACTTATGCTAATTGAATCCCATAATTTGCACCTTTTTTCACCCACGTAAAAGAACCTTTAATTCTGCCTTTTACCATTTTCTTAATAATATCTTCAGTGTCACTCATAAATACCTGATACCTTACCTTTTGCTCACGCCACCCTTTATCTTTGTCCTCATAGGGGACAAGAATTAAAACGGCGGAAGAACGTCCACGCTCATAGCCTGCTATGTACAAGTCAGCTTCAAATACATAGTTTTCTCTTTCTTCATTATAGGCATCTCCATCCCATTTACATGGCACGCCATGTAAAAAGTGCATTTTCCAAGTTTGTTTCTTCATTTCTTTATATTCTGTTTCCAGCCATTCAACCGGTAGACCTCACGCCGGGCTTCCTCTTTCGTGAGGAACTGCCCGACTTTGGTCCCAGTGGAACCGGTGGCGTCACGCCGGATACGGTACACCACCCAGTTCCTGCCATGCGGCCGATATTCGTAATACTCCTCAGGCAGATTGCGCATCGTTCTCTTTTTTGGGCTCCACATAGAAAGTCTCTTCCTGTACAACCTGTACGCCGATCTTCGGGAAAAACTCAGCAACTTCCGGGTTATCCCGGTCAGCCAGCAGCTTGTCTTTTGCCAGCTCGTCCGTTGTACGGATATATTGCGGCAACAATTCCTTGCAGATGTTGGTTACTGCTGCCCAGGTAAAACC